GCAAGGCCGCTGAGGAGTTTGCGCCTCATTGTGAGATTCCTCCGGTCATGTCGGGGTTGATCGGACGCGGGTAGGGCACGAAGCCCGCCGCCTCGTGGAGGTCGTGGTTCTCGACGTAGCCGGTGATGGACGGGGGGCCGCTGGCCTCGCGGCTTGCCAAGGCGATGTGATAGCGGTACGTAGTGTTCGCAACGACCGCCGTCAGCGTGTCGAGTAAGTCGCCAATCAGGCGTCCCGGCGCGTCGTAAATCTCACACGAGCCGGCGGTGCCTGCGCGAACCGCTGTGCAGTAGTAGGGCGTGCTGAGCGTGGCGACGTAGGCATCGCTCGCACCAGTGCTCATCTCCCGCAGATTCAGGTATTGAATCGAGCCTGTGCCGCTGTAGTACCAATAGACCGTTTGGCCCGTCGCGCGGTCCGCAAAGGTCCCCGCTGCATTGCTCACGCCCCAGAGGTCCGCGTGCGCCGTGAACGAGCTTGTGGCGCTTACGAAGCAGTCGAAGTCGTGCGTGTAGTTGCCGAAATGACCCGCCCCAAAGTCCTTCGTGAGGTAGGCGGCTACAGAGCGGAGCATCGTATCGAAGGTGCAGCGGACGTTGCCCGCCTCGCCAATGGTCAGGTCGCCGTCTGGGTCAACCTCGGCGTAGGTGCTCAGGTCTTGGTAGGGGTCGGGCAGCGGCTCGGCGGGCGCGACGGAGAGGGCGTCGAGGTCAACGGGGAACGCCTTGCTGGCCTTCCATCGCCGCTTGGCTTCCTGGAACGCGCCCTTGTCGTCCTCGCCCTCCTTCGGCGGCTTGATCACCTTGTCGCGGTAAGCGCACACGGCAGCGACGATCATCTCCTGGCGCGGACGGAAGTAGGCGAGCTTCCACGCGGCGAACTCGGCGGGCTTGAGCTTGCCCGCGCGCGCGAGGGCGGCCTGGGCGTTGTGGCGGAGGCGCAGGGCTTCGAGGGTCGAATAGGCGCACTCGCATCGCTCGGCGTCGGTGCGGCAGGCGGCTGGGAAGGGTAGGAGCTCGACGGAGACGGACTTCTCCAGCACGGGCGGCGGCGGAGCCTCGACCGCCGGCGGCTGCACGAGGAGCGCCGTGCTCACTGCCGCCGCCACCGCCAAGCCGATTGCCGCTGTGATGGTCCGTCGGTTCATTTCAGCGAATCCTTCACGTCCTGGAGCCTGCGGCGGACCTCGGCCAGATACTCCGCGTCGGACACCTCTTGCTGGGCGCCGCGGGCGGCGAGGCGCTTGGCGAGCCAGGAGAGGGCACGGTCGAGAAGCCAAAACACGATGCGTTCGGTCATCCGTGGCACTCCCAGCGATGGTCGCGCGTGTCGTCGAGAAAGTCGGCGGTGTCGTCGGTCGTCTGGTGGCCGTTCCACCGCGCCCAGCGAATCACAAGCCAGGCGATGAACACGGAGGCGATGACGCCCGTAAGCACGTCCCAGGCCCGCCAGTTCCAGAAGCGCAGCAGCCTCACTTTAGCCCCTTGCTCTTGAGCCAGTTGGCGATTGCCGCATTGATCTTGGCCTTGAGGTCGTCCACGTCGGGCACGGCCACGGATGGGGCGGCCGGGATGGTAACGGGCGGAGACGGCGCCGCAGGTGCGGTGTGTGAGGGAGCGGACGGCGCCGGCTCCGCCACGGGAACAGGGTCGGGCGCAGGCTCAACGGCCAACCCGAGCAACTCCTTGCAGTGGCAGTCGTCCTCGGCCTTGCACTTTGCCCTATAGAACTTGAGGAGGAACTTGCCCCACTCCGACTCGGTGAGCAGGCCCGCCTGATAGTTGTTGTAGTGCGGGGAGTAACAGATGATGGGGCACGTGTCCTTGTTGTGGGGGACCAGATTCCAGATGTTGTCGTGCTGGTCGTAGCGGACGTTCAACTCGTTCTGGTCGGCCGGATTGGGCAGGAATAGCGCCCACCGTGCGATGTCCGACTCCGAGGGATTCGGGGCGAACCCGATGGGCAGGCCGGGGATGCCCTGGCAGCCGGCGCCGAACGCCACGAGGGCGAGCAGCAGGGCGATGGCGACGAGCGTGCGCAGACGGATCGGGTTCACGGTTCTTTCTCCTTCACTTGTGAATGACCAGGGCCAGAAGGGCAACCACAACCGCAGTCAACATCAAGCCGACCGCCGGCCACACGATCCATTCGACGCGCTTCAGTCGGCCGTTCAGGTTCTCGAACCGGACGTCGCCGGCGGCCAGGCGCGCCAGGATGGCCTTCGTGTCGCTCCGAATCTCGGCTAGGGCACTGCGAAGGTCATCAGGACGCACTTGCTTCCCCTTTCAGGGCAGGCCCGGCCCGTGAGAGCCGGGCCTGCCCTCTGGGGTGGTCAGGGATCAGGCGGCGGCGATCGTGGCGGCCGCGACGTGCCGGCTGAACTTGATGTACACGTCGATCGTCCCGGCCCCGTCGCAGTGGGCGCCGGTGGCCTTGACGCTGATCTTCTTGCCGCTCTCCAGAACGGCGTGTTGGTGGTTGACGGAAGCGGCGGCGAGTTCGACGGTATCGTTGGCACCGAGGTTCGCCACAGCCTCCTGGAGAAAGCCCGTCGTGCCACCATCACCATTGGCGTTGTTGGTGTAGAAGATCACGTTGGTGCCAGTGGCGAGGCCCGTCGCGTTGGTCTGCAGGATCACGTCCTCGATGGTGAGGGCGCCGCCGGAGCTGACGCCTGTCACGTCCACGCCGGTCGTGAGGATGGCCGAGGACACGAGGGTCTTCTTGACCCAGAAGGGCTCGAGCCCCGCGGCGATCTTGGCGACGGCAGCGGCGGAAACGGCGTCGGCGCTGATCGCGTCCGCCGCGAAGGTCGTGGCCGCGATGCTGCCGGCCGGCAGTGGCCCGGCGGTAGTGGCCGGCGTCCCGACGCCCGCCTGGTCGATCGCGTCCACCTCCAGGTTGCCCAGGCACTTCATGCTGCCGGGGTCCAGGATGGTGCCCAACGTGTCGCCGTAGAGCCTGTTGTCCACGAGGAACCCCGTGGCGGCCCCGGACAACTCGATGGCGTGCTGCCCGGTCTGGAGGTTGCTGACGATGTTGTCCTTGACCACCAGGTTCGTCAGGATGCTCGCGGAGTGGATGCCCGCGTCGTCGAAGTCGCCCTGAATCACGTTGTCCACGATCTCCACGCCGTCCTGCACGGCCCCGATCTCAATGGCGGCGTTGCAGACGCCACTCGCCACAGCGGTGATCTTGCACCGGCGGATCTTGCACCGGTCCGCCGCGTTCGCGCCCCCGCCGTTCACGTCGATGAACACGAGGGGCTGCTTGGCGCTCGCCTCCGGGAACTCGCAGTCCTCGATCGTGAAGTCATCGGCGTTCACGTCCACCATGATGACCTGCGAGTCGATGTTGTTCGCCAGAATGAAGTTCTTGAGCGTCACGTTCGCGGCGCTCACCGTGAGGATCGCCGCCGTCGAGGTCGAGAACGTCAGGGTGGGCCTCAGCGACCCCTCCCCCAGGCCCTCGACGGTCACACCCGCCACGTCGAGCGCCAGGAGCGTGACGGCGTTGATGGTTTCCGCGTGCCCGGGCAGGCACACGACCCGGTCGCCCCGGTTGGGGACGCACTTGGCCAGCGCCGCGGCGACGGTCAGCAGCGGGTACTGAGCGAGTTTCCCGTCGGAGGAAGCGCTGCCGATCCCGCTGTGCACGAAGAAACGCTTGCCCCGACCCGCGATCTCGGGCACCATGACCTCGATCGGGTCCACCTGCGGGTTGGGGACTGTCTGTGTGTCGAAGAGAGGCATCGTCTGGTTCTCCTGTCAGGCCTTCTCAATCTTGAGGCGCTTCGGGACGCCGGTCCTGCGGACCTTGAAATCGTCCAGTGCGCCCTTCACAATCTCGTCGCTCGTCTCCTCCTCGAAGTCGGCCGTTTCGCGTTCGAGGTCCGCGGCCGGGCCGTCCGTGGTCTTGAACATGAAATCGTCATCGTTCCTGAATCGCCGGCGCGCGTCCCTCGACCGAAGCTCGCGCAGGATGAAGTCCCCGCTGCCGAGGTCGTAGATCGCCTTCCCGTCCACTTCGACAAAGAAGCAGTGCGCGTAGTGCTTCTGGCCGTCCGCCAGGCGCTCGAGGATCTCAAAGCGTTTCCGGCGCTGGTTCCAGATGAGCCGCAGGCGCGGGTCGAACTCGTGGAGGGTCCGTTCTACGTTCTTCGGGACTGCGACGCCGATCATTGGCTGGTTCCACCGGCCACGCTTGGGGGGAGGCCCCCCCGGACGAGGGCCGGTTCGTCCGGGGGGGGCTTGCGAGACGCGGAGGCTACGTCTCGGCGTTGTAGCCGCGCATCTGCCGCTTCGGGAACTCGCAGATGTGCTCGATGTCCCACAGCAGGGTCGCCTCGTACCCTGCCTTGTTGGACAGACGGCACATGATCGCGCCGTCATCGTCCATCCAGCCGAGGGGCCGGAGCTGTCCGATCATGAAGTCCGCGAGCCGGATCATGTACAACTCCTGGGACCAGATGTGCGGGTCCGGCACGATGGCGGTCCCGCGGTACTCCAGGCCCTTCCAGGTCAGCTCCATGTTGCCCTTGAGGTTGGGCATCACGTAGTGGACCTGGGTGGGGACGAGGAGCGATGCGATCTTGCGCAGCGTGGAGTGGCGGCACATCATGAGGTCGGGCGGCTCGTCCGCGATCTCGGCGATCTGGTCGTAGGCGCCGTCGATCTTGATCACGCTGATCGTGGTGAGGTCGCACTGCTGGCCCTTCCACTCCTCGTTCGCCGTGTCGTCGCGGTCGAGCCCGCCGTAGTCCTCCTTTGGCGGGTCGGTCTGCGAGACGATCCCGTGCAACCCGTGGACGTTGTAGCCGTTGCTGCCCGCTCGGATGAAGTAGTCGCCGGCGGCGGTGCCGGCGAGCGCTGCCCCGCTGATCGTGCAGCCCGTCTTGGTCCGCGCGCTCACGGTCCGCGCGCTGGCGATGGCGGTGGTGTAGTCGGTGAGATCGATCACGTCCACCACCATGTTGTTCTGCACGAGGTGGTCGCCGCTGGGCCCCTGGTAGCCCAGGAGGGTCGTCAGCACGGTGTTGTCGTCGGCGCCCGACAGGTACGCGAGCCGCCCGGTGCCGTCGCCGAGGAGCATCGCGTCGATCCACCGGCGCATGTTGCGGAGGGTGGACTTGATCTGCTCGTCCCACGCGCGGATCCAGGAGCCCTCCTTGCTCTTGGTCGCGTCCATGCTCTTGACGTAGACCGTCACGCGGCCCCGCTGCTGCTTGGGGTAGAACGCGGGCTGGAGGTAGGCGGTCTTGCCAGCGGTCGGCAGGTCTGCCGTCTCCGCCCCGGCGCTCAGGCCCTCGTTCTCGCCCACGCGCGCGGGAAACACGAACTGCTTGCCCTGGATGGGCAGCACCTTCTTCTGGATCTTGCTGAGGTAGATGTGCTTCTTCGCCAGGAAGTCCAGCAGGCGCGGGCCGTACTGGTACTTCAGTACGTTGGTGAGTGTCGTCAGGTCGACAGCCATCGCTTGAACTCCTGCAAGCGACGGGCTGTGCAGGGCGTCAGTCCTCTTGCGCTCGCGTGTGCTGGATGATCCGCTCTACGAAGCGATCATCCCCGAGGTCCATGTCCTTGAGGTCGTCGGGCATGCTTGACCCGCCGCCCTCGCCCTCGGGCCTCACGCGCCTGGATCCGCCCTCGCCACCCGTCGCGTCCTTCTTCACCGTCTTGCCGCGAGTCCGGATGTAGACGATCCGATCGGCAACCTTCTTGACGGCCTTCGCCACGGGCGCGCGCTTCTGAGCGTCGCCGCTCGTCGCGTACGTCGTCGCGATCTCCTCAATGCAGTCCGCCAAGAAGGTCGACTCGTTCTCGTCTTCCGTATCTTCCGTGGGGAAGATTTCGGGGTGGCGCGCCATGCCTCGGATGATCTCACCCTTGAGCCGGTCCATTTCGCGCTGGACCGTGAGGTCTTGGAGGGCCTTCTTGAGGCTCCCGTGCTCCGCCTTGACATCGGCCAGCTCCTTGTGGAGCTGTTGGGCCTCCGTGAGTTCCTCGCCTTTGCCCTCTCCGCCTCTCGTTTTCGTCCCAGGGGTGTCGTCAACCAGGGTATCGAACGCGCCCCGCTCCTGGAGTTCGGTGAGCACCTTGTCCTCGACCTCCTGTTGGAGCGTCTGCCGCTCCGCCTCGAGGTCTTCGCGGGCTTGCGCCGCCTCCTGAAGCTTCGCGTTGTGCTGCCGGACCATGTCCTGCCGCATCTTCTCCATCTTCGGGTCGGGTAGCGGCTTGGTCCAGTCCAGCGTGTCGGACCCATCGCTCTGGCCGGCCTCGGTTGCAGAGCGGGTCGGGTCGTCTGCCATGTCTCACTCTCCTTCTCGCGGCTTGATCCCGTGGCCTGGGGCCGGCCGCACACTGCGGCCGGAGGTACCCCAGGCCGGGGACTCACCTATGGTTGCTGGGCTTGTGGCCCAGGCCGTTCTTCCTTCGGCTCCCTCGGCGTTCGCTGGGGCCCGCCGGGAGGTTTCGCTTTCGTACCGCTGCCACCGGTCGGCGTTTCCGTCTCGCCACCGCCGGTCCCCACGATCATCGTCAGCGCCAACTGCCGGGTCTGCATGAAGTGCTGGCGCTTGATCGCCAGGATGGCGGGATTGCCCGCCTGGCTCGCCGCGCTCTTGATGTCGTCGCCGTGCACCCGCAGATGAACCAGCGGGTTTTCCTCGGGCGTGATGGGCATGGGTTGCCCCCGCTCCATCATCGCCTGCTCGTACCGCGCGTTCTGGCTGTCGAGTGACGTCGCGTCGTAGAGCGTGCCGATGTCTCCGAGGTCCAGGGCCTCCAGGATGCGGGCCAGGGCCGTGCCGCGTTCGATTGGGGGAAGGTCGGTCAGGGCCGGCCCGGCACCGGTTTGTAGCAACTCGAGAATGTGGGACCGCTGGGCCGCGACGTTCCGCCGAAGCGTGCTCCCCTCTTTCACCCGGACGTCTTGCAGGCCCGTGAAGTCGGTCTTGCGGAACTCCTGCATGTCCCACGGGGCGGTCTCGTCGCCGGCGAGGTGGACAAGCCGGTCCTCCTCGTAGTTGTCGCGCATGAGCGCCAGGCGCCGCCGGCCCATCCGGCTCAGGAGCCGTTCCTTCTCGCGGTTGGGCCGCGTGAAACCCCGTTCGTCCTGTTCCTGGACGAGCGAGATGGCGATGCCGCTCCGCAGGTCGCCCGGCGTCTGGCCCAGGGTCGCCTGGTGCACGCCGGCCAACTCCTGCATGCGGACGGGGATCGTCTTGTGGAGATCCACGACGTAGACTGGCATCTGGGTTGGCTGGGACTGCTCGGGCTTGAAGGGCCAGTTGTACTCGACGACCTCGCCCGCGCCTTGATGCAACGCGCCCTCCGCGAGTTGCGCGTTCCTCGCGACAAGCCACTTCGGCTTCGCGTGCTTGTCCTCAATCTCCAGCACGTCGCTCAGGACCTTGTTCAGGTGCTTGTTCATCGGGCAGAGCAGGTCCAGGAAGCTCATGGGCCAGAAGCGGCCAGGCACGGCGAAGCAGCGGGCGAACTCGATCCCGAGCCCCGTGTGCCCGGGCAGGAACCCTTGCTGCTGAATGTCCTCATCCAGCTCGTCTACCCAGTCGAGGAAGATCCCGCTCCCCTCCTTGCCCGTCATTGCCACATGAATCATCGCGCCCTTCGGGTACTTCCGCCCGGGCCGAATGATCATCTCCGCGATGTAGGCTCCCTTGCAGAAGCGCTTGCCCTCCGGAGGCTCCTGGTACTGCACCCCCCGCGAGCTGTAGTAGTCCTTCAGCTTCGCCTCGGTCCAGTCATCCTCGGGGCGCCCCTCGAACTGCACCTCTTCCGCCTTCTTGGGCCAGCGTTGCTCGATGTAGGCTTTCTGCCGCCAGGGATGGTGAATCAGCCACCCGAGGTCCGCGGGCTTCGTCGCCGTCGGGTCGGGCAGGATGAGGAACGGCGGGATCACTACATCGTGGACATCGCCCGCAGGTTCGAGGGTGACGATTGGGTTGCCCCGTTCGTCCACGATCTCGCGGCCCTTCTTGTCCCGCTTCGTCACCTCGACCATCCCCCCCATGTCTGTGTCCCAGAACGTCTTGACCGCGACGATGCCGGTGGAGAGCTGCCAGTCCACGGCCTCCTCGGTGAGCTCATCGAGGCTGTACGTGTCCCAGGCGGCGTCGAGCGCGCGTTGGGAGATTTGCGCTTTCACCCGGTCCTTCTGATCCCGCGAGCCGGTGATGACGTTCCACCGGGGGCGGTGGCCGACGAGGAGAGCGATCGCTGCTTCATGCAACCGACGGGTCCGGTTTTCCACCATCCGGACCCGCTCTTTCGGTACGCGATCGCGCAGCCGCCACTGCCCGTCCATCACGTCCCACTCAAGCCACTGGTGGCCCGCGGCGAACATGATGTTGTGCATCCAGTCCTTCTCGAACGGACGCCGGCGCTCGATCCCGTCCTTCCAGGCCTCCATGACGAGCTCGAGTAACTCACTCTCGGTGGCCGTCTTGCCCTTGGCGATCCCGAAGGCCGGGATGATCTCGCTCGTGATCGTCTGCTCGGCCATCCTGTGGCCCTTTCCAAGGCGGGCGTGTGCGGGCAACAAAAAAACGGCGGCACGGTGATGTGGTGGCACCACCATGCCGCCGTTTGTTTCGTTCTTACGTCGGCCTGCTGTGATCAGCAGTCAGGCCGAACCCGCACTAGGCTACTTCTTCGCCCGCTGGCTCCTCCTGCAACTTCGTCTCTCTGGACTTGCCCTTGCGCTGCTTGCGGAGCGTCTCCTGTTCCGCGTACCAGAGATCCACGTCCGAGGGCGCAGGGTGCAACTTCGACTCCACCGGCCCGCCACCTGCGGGCATGTGGAACTGGACGGCGTTGATCAGATCGGTGAACGCGGCCGCGATGTCCCGCCGGCCCGTCGTCGCCGCCACCTTGAGGTGCTCGACCAGCGCCTTGTGCTCGGCCAGGCTCTCGCGCAGGAGCTCCCGTTGGTCGAAGTACGCCACGGCCAAAGCCCCGATGCCGACGAGGAACACCACGAGGATCACGATCTCAAGCATGGCTCAGCTCACTCTCCCAAGGACTTCGTCGTAGTACCCTTCGCTCTCCCTGTCCCTCTCGCGCTGCCTCCCCTCCTCCATGGCCTTCTGGCGGTACCGGCGCAGCCGCTCCATGAGGTCCCCCCTCCCCTCGGCACGATTGAGCGCTTGGACGATCGGGGCCAGAAGCTCGGTCACCTTGATTCGGATGCTGCGCGCCGACACATGATCGTCGTGTCCGGCCGTCACAGCCACCTTGCCGTTGGGGTGCACTTCGAGGGCCATGTGCTGTTCGAGGCAGGGAAGCGACCGGATCTTGCCCACCTTGTCGCGGATGGCCGCCTTGCCCGCGGCGAGCATCTGCGGCTTCGTCGCCAGGTCCGTTTGCCACCCCGCCTGCGGCTCCCCCGTCGCACTCGCGCGGTAGAAGAGATTCGGGTAGCCCACCTTGACCAGCGTGTTGATCACTGTCACTCCCAGCCCGTGCGCTTCGGGGGCCAGCTTCGCGTTGTTGTACATGCGCCCGATCTGGTCCAGCAGCACTCCGAATACATCGGGGTCGCACCGAATCCGAAGCTCTGCCGTCTGGTCCCAAGTGTCCAGCCGCCCCACGTCCGCCACCGACCAGTCGGGGTCCGTGTTGTTGGGGTTCGGACTGATCCCCTCGGCCACGTCGGCGCCCACCACGTACTCGACCCCAGGCTGCGGAAGCTCGTACACGTGCAGCACGGCCTCGACCGGAGTTACGTCCTCTCGACCCGCTCGAATGCGACTCACCACACCAACCAGCGGATACGGCATCGGCTGAGGGCCGGCTTCGATCTCCCGCCGCCACCCGACAAGAACGTGCCGGTTGCAGTACGGCCGCCCCGTCGAAATGAACGCCTCCTCCCAAAACGTCGGGAACTCCTGGTGAAACTTCTCGACGTCCCCCCCGAGGTCGCCCGCGATCTTCCGCCGGCGCCACTTGAGCTGCTCCACGGTTGCCCCGTGCTCCTCGCGCAGTACCTGCTCCTCCTCGTTCAGACTCTCCAGGAAGTCCTCTGCCTCGCCGTCGTACAGCCGCATTTGGTACGTCGGCTCCTCCAGCCAGGAGATGAACAGGTTGACCCACTCCGTCTCCTCGCCCCGGTCCTGCCGCTGCTGCGTCTCGCGCCAGTGCTCGTAGAAGTGCCCCCCGACACCGTTCGCCGTACTCTCCTGGAAGATGAACGTCCCCGGGGCCAGCGGCACGGCCTGGTAGAGCGAGGTCGTCGTTTGCGAGGCCTTCCCCCAAAACGCCACTTCCGATCCGTGCACGAACACCAGAGTCCGGCTCCGGCCCGCCTTCGCGTTCTTCTCGGTCGCCAGGCGCATGTCAGAGCGACGCTCCGAGAACTCCAGGTGGTTCTTCGTGTTGTACTTCAACTCGGGCCGCAGGAAGTCCGGCACTTCGTCTACGAACAGCCGACTCATCGAGAGAAGCGTCTGCACGCTCTCCACGTCGTGGGCCACCGTCAAGCCCGAAACGTGAGTCTGCTTGACGCCGCAGATCCAGAACTGCAACGCCTGGCAGTACGTGCTCATCCCCTCCTGCCGCGCCTTCAGGATGTTGACCCGCACCGGCTTCTGCTCGGCGACGAGCTTCTGCACCAGCCGGTGAAGCCGCAATTGGGCAGGCTTGAACCGCAGCCGCATCGGGCCCCGAGGCGTCCGAATCGTCAGCCACCGCCGAGCCAGCCGGTCGAAGTTCTTCCGGCATTGCTCCACTTCCCAGGCCTGGAAGTCCGGATCCGTCAGCACCCACTCCCGCGTGATCCGGTCCAGCTCGGGATCCAGCGCCTCCCGCTGCGCCAGATCCTCGAGCGTGAAGCCAGGAGGAAGCTGGATCATGCCCGACCCCCCCAGCCCCCGTGGAAACTGTCCACGCACACCGCCCGCCCGAACGGCAGATGCTGATACCGCGCCAGCACGCACCCGACCACCGGAGCAGTCACCCCAGGCATCTCCTCCTCCCTCGACGGCTCCCACTGGCAGGTGAAATATTCCTCCCCCACGGGGACCTCCACGCCCCTGCCGTTCAACGGTCCCCCCACGCATGTCACAAGCTGCATGACCTGAGCCATTCTCACGGCTCTCCTACCAGCCCAGGGGCGCCCGTCTCCCCCTCCTCTGCCTCCATCGCTCCCTCCGAACTCGCCTCCCGCAACTTCTTCCCCAACCGCCGCAGAAGCTCCCCCTCGCTCTGCTTCGGATCCCCACCCTTCTTCCCACCCCTGCCATCTCCCCTCGTGTCCTTCACCCCCTTCACGCTGCGCAACGCACGAACCACGCTGCACAGTTCTGCCAACGTGACCTTGCCCCCCTGCACCCGCCGCACCAGAACCTCCGCCGCACGGTTGTACGCGGCCCGCAACTGCCGCTCCACCTCCTGCGGCTCCCGGTCCGCATACTCCTTCACCAGCGCTGCCGTCAACGGCCCCGACCGCTCGGACACCTCAGCCGCATTGGACGCTTCACCCTTGTCCGCTTTCTCGGACTTGCGTGGCATCGCTCACATCCCTTCGCTCCCTTCCTGTCCGACATGCCTGACTCCAGACCAGTTCACGTCCAGAATCACAGACAACACCCTCTTTATACCACAACTTCCCGACCTGTCAAGCACATTTTCCGAAAGCCAGCGTATCACACTCACCACCACCCCAACCCCCTCAAAAAAACTTGCCCCACGCGCAGACGCATCAAGGGGGGGGCATCGAGGCCACCGGTCTCCGGCCCTCCCCCCCCCCCTCACCGCCGCCGCCCACGTCGCCCCCACCCGCCCCCCACGCGACCGCGACTGCCCGCCCACGCCCGCGCCACCGAGCGCCCACGGCGGCCCGCGGCCAGCTCGACGCCGCCCAGGCCCCCGAGACTGGCGGCCCGCTGTCACCGCTCGCCCTAAGCCAAGGAGCAGCCAGACCAAGACACCAGATAGCCAATCTGGTACACCACGCCCAACACCCCACAACAGCCGGACACGAGACGCCCCGAGGCCCCGACCGCCCAGGGCCCCCCTCGCCGGCGGCCCCGCTCGACGCCGGACGCCGACCTCCACGCCCCGATTCCCGCACCAATAGGACCATCTGATACAGGTCCAAGGCCCGACAACAGCTCGAGGAGGAGCAGCCGGAGGAGGACCCTTGAGACACAGCACAGGCCCTTGCAGCCAGGAGCAGAGGACCGCAGACAGCAGAGGCCCCGGCGCCAGGGCCCCCACACAGACAGGGACACACCATGAGAGTACACCCATGAGTCAGGGTACAGAGGCCCGCGCCGCAGTCGCCCTCCCCGAGAATACGCCACTAAACAACGCGGGCCAGGGACATTTTACTTGACACGTCGTAATAACCGTGGTAGAATACGATCACAGGGGAGAGGCCCGACACCGCAGCTCAGGAGGCCCGACCGATGCTGCAGCACAGGAGCGCCGCCGGCACGCTCGACTTTGCCGGCTCTAGCCCCAAGGACCAGGACCACCCGGACCCGCTGATCCTGGCGGTCCGCGCCTTGCTCCGCTCGACGCCGCGCGAGGAGATTGCCGCGGCCCTTGACCGCGCCCACCGTGGCGACTGGCCGAACCAGCCCAGGAGGCCCGCCAGATGACCAGCCCCACGACGACCGCCCAGGCCCCGCAAGTGACTCACGCCCAGCTCCGCCCGATGCTGATCGACGCCATTGAAGCGCAGGAACCCGCTTTGATCGTCGGACGGCCCGGTATCGGCAAGACCGAACTGGCGCTCGACGTCGCCGCGCAGCTCGACGCCGACTTGCTGTTGAGTCATCCCGTGGTAGAGGACCCCACCACGCCCGCCGGCTTACCGTTCCGCGCGACCGAGGACCGCGCCGACTTCCTGCCCTTTGGGGTGCTGTACAAGGCCATTCACGCCGAGCGCTTGACCGTCTGGATGCTGGACGACCTCGGACAGGCCCCGCCGCAGACCCAAGCAGCCTACATGCAACTGCTGCTATCCCGCGCTTGCAATGGCCACCGACTGTCACCGCACGTCCGATTCATCGCCTGCACCAACCGCCGCGCCGACCGCGCCGCAGTGCAGACGATTCTCGAGCCTGTCAAGACCAGGTTCCTTGGCGGAATCTACGAACTGATCGTCAGCGCTGCGGAATGGTCCCAGTGGGCGATCCACCACGACCAGCCCCTTGAGCTTGTCGCATTCGCCAGGTACCGCCCCAACCTACTCGAGGAATGGACCGCCTCAGCAGACATCGTGACCAGCGCCCAGCCCAGGACGATCGCCGCCGCCGGCCGAGCTTACAAGCGCTTGACTGCCCGAGGAGCAGACGACGCGCAGATGTTCACCCGACTCGCCGGCATAGCCGGCCAGGCTTTCGCAACCGAGTTCTGCGCCTTCTGCAGGGTCTGGCGCGACCTGCCCGACCTTGACGCCGCACTCGCACACCCCAACACGGCGCCCATCCCGCCCCGAGACAACATCGCGGCCCGATGGGCTTTCGCGACGGCGATCGCGGCCCGCGCCACCAGGACGACCGCCCCGGCGATCGTCACCCTCGCCGACCGCTTGATCCAGGACGACGGCGCAGAACTAGGAGTACTCATGGTCCAGAGCAGCCTACACCACAGCGGAGGACCGAAGGGAGATTTTGCACAGACCCGCGCCTATATCACCCACTGCACCACCCACCAAGCACTTTACGTGTGAGACAGGAGGCCCGACCGATGAGTTCCACGAACGGCTTGACCAGCAAGGCCATGCTGGCGCGACTCACGATTCGGCAATGGACCGCCCGCCGACTGGACAAGAAGATCACCCAGCACGTCACCGAGGAGTACAGCGCCGACCCCGACGCCGGCCGTTGGAACAAACTCCTCATCCCCAAGGAAGCCTTGCGGCCCCTCGAGAAGCACAACAACGAGGTCCGCGGCAGATTCTACAGCTTGACTCTCCCATGGCAAGATGAGGGTGCCCGGATCCTGCCCGCCGCGGCTTTCCGTGACCTTGCCGACTACACCAGCAAGGCGATTGCCGAACACGACCGACTCGCCGACCGATTCACAGCCCAGTACCCCGGACTGCTGGACACCGCCGAACACCGACTCAACGGCATGTTCAACAAGGCCGACTACCCGCCGCCGGAGGAGGTCCGCGGCCGGTTCTCCATGGGGATTCACTTCGCTCCCCTCCCCACGGGTCAAGACTTCCGCGTTGACCTTGCCCAAGCAGACGCCGACGCCATCCGGCAGGACATTGAAGCGCAGACCACCGCAGCCGTCGCCGACGCGGTATGTGACCTGTACGCCCGACTGCGAGACGCCCTAGCCCACGCGGCCGAGCGCCTAGGGACCGACGGCGCGATCTTCCGGGATTCCCTCATTCAGAACATCCGGGACCTTGCCGCCATCATCCCGAAGTTGAACTTGACCAACGACGCGCGCTTGAACCAACTCGCCGCCGATGCGGACCAGCTCATCGGACAGCAGGACCCGCAAGCACTCCGCGCCGGCCGAGTCTGGCGCAAGACGGCGGCCCAGAACGCCGACCGACTCGCAAAGGTCGCGGCCCAGTACGCCGGCGCGTTCTGAGGCCCGGCCCCCAGCCCCGGCGCCGGTCAGAGGCCCGGCGCCGCGCTAGCGGCCGCCCCCAGGACGCCCAGCACGAGGAGCAGACCCAATGCCGACGACGAAGGCCCCAGCCCGAGACAGATTGATCAAGGCACGAACGCAGATGCTTTGGCAGGCCCCGTTCTTTGCCCACCGCGCCTTGCACCTTGAGCTCGCCGAGGCCCCAGGACTGCCGACCGCGGCAACCGAGGGTAAGCACCTATGGTACAACCCCACTTGGATTCAGGAGCAGACCGACAGCGCCTTGAAAGGCTTGTGGGTCCACGAGGTTTTGCACATCGTCAACGAACACCAGCGCCGCCGAGCAGAGCGCAGCCCCGACGACTGGAACAAGGCCGCCGACCTAGCGATCTACCACGACACGATCGACTCAGGGTTTGAGCTTCCCGACAACGACGCCCCCGCCGATCTACTCGCCGCGGCCCGCGGCAAGAGCGCCGAGCAGCTTTACAGCTTGCTCCGGCAGCAGCCCTCCGACGAGGAGCAGCAGCCCGACCCCGACGCCGAGCAGACGCCCCAGGACGGCGCCGGCCCCCAGGACGACTCCGAGGAGGGCCAGCCCGACCAGGACGACACCAAGCAGGACGAGGAGCAGACACCCGACAACGACGGGTCAGGAGAGTCAGACGACCAGGACGGCCCCCAGGACGCCGACGACGAGACGCAAGGCCAGGACGACCAGGACGGCGCCGACAGCCCCGCAGACGACGCCGCAGACGGCCCCAGCAGCCCCCAGGACACCGACGCCCCCGGCGAGGAGCAGCCCGACCAGCACGGCCCGCCCGAGGAGGCCCCCGACCCCTACGGCATGGGCGCCGTTCTCGACGCCCCCGACGACAGCCCCGCGGCCCGCGCCGAGGAGCAGCAGCTTATCCTTCAGGCAGCCCACGCGGCCCGGGGCCAAGGGTTCATGCCCGCCGGCGTCAAACTCTTGATCGAGGAGCTTGAACACCCCCCCCTAGACTGGCGCACCATCCTAGCCGAATTCGTAGACCGCACCGCCCGCAACGACTGGGACCGCACCCGCCCGAATCCCCGATACGCCCATACGGGTTTCTGCATGCCGTCGCTTCGCTCCGAGCGCTTGACCATCGCCCTTGCCGTTGACACTTCTGGCAGCTGCATGGACCCGCAGACCCAAGGCCGATTCGCTGAGGAGCTTGACGCGGTTTTGAGCTTCCCCGACCTTGCCTTGACCGTTCTGTACTGTGATGCCCAGGTCCACAGGATAGACCACCTAGCCCCCGAGGACCGCCCGTGGCGGCCCGATAAGACGCCCGGCGGAGGAGGTACAGACTTCCGGCCGGTGTTCGCCGCGCTCGACGCCGACCCCGACGGCCCCCCCGCCGCACTGATCTACTTGACCGACCTGTACGGCAGTTTCCCCGACCAGGCCCCAGACTACCCGACCCTTTGGGTATGCACGACCGACGAAATCGCGCCCTTTGGCGACACCCTCAGAATGCAGGAAGCATAGCAGTGCACTATGTAGCATCCCGCTACACCCTCCCCCCCGCCCGGTCGCCCCCCGCACCCGTGCGCCCGCATGGCCCGCCGTGGCCGTCGCCCGGCGGATCGCCTGTCAATTTCCTCTGGCATGGGACTCACAGAAATGGCTCGCACGGTCAGGAAATCCAACGTCCCTCTGCCGCCGCCTCTGCCGCGGTGGGCGCCCAACTACGCAGGGACACACAAGGGGATGAAGTGGTACCCAAAGCCCGAGTACCAGGTGCCAGGCACGTTCCACGTGCGCGGCCCGTCCCGGAACTGGCCCCACAACTACTATCACCACTTCATGACCCGGAAGTACGCCAGGATGCTCTTGACCCACCGGCCGGACTTGTACTGGTTTCTGGTCTGCCGCGGCCCGCAGTGGTTCCGCATGCCGGAGTACGCCAAGGTCCGCGCTTACCTTGCCCGAACCGACCCCGAGCGCTTCGCGCGAGAAGTCGCCTACGCCATGACCCACTAGGAGCTTGTCACATGGCCCGAGACTACCGAGTCCTGATGCGGGAAACCCGCACGGCCCCCGTTGAGTTGTGGGCAGTCCTCGAGGATCACAAGAAAACCCAGGCCGAGCGTTGCGCCCGGTTCCTGCTGGCCGAACTCCGCGAGGAGAATCGCGGCGCCCAGGTCTACCTCGACACCCGGGCGGTCCGCCTTCACCACCAGCACGTAGGAGCCTGACCCATGCACACCGACCCGACCGCGCTTGAAGTCGTGTGCCGCGTCCTGACGTACCTGATCGGCGTCTGCGGCGTGGCGTGGTTCTGCCTATGGAAAATGCGGGCCTAACCCGCCACAGCACAGGAGATTGTGACATGAAGCGTCTATGGCCCGTCGTGAATGGCCGCCGCGTCCGATGGGAGTATCTCACAGGACTCAATCACCCCTCGCTCATGACCGTGGAAGTCTTGCGCCTCTGCGCCAAGTGCGCTCTCAAGGTGGACGACCAGATCGAACGGATCGAGATTGTCGAGGACGATACGGGCGAACTGCTTGCCACCGTAACCCGCTAAGGAACAGGAGGCCCGAGACAATGCGACTCACGCCGCTCCAACGGGAGATTGCCGAGGCCGTTGACGGGGCGCTCCGGCTGACGGCCAAGCGGCGAGACGGCCCGGCCGTCGTGTACCAGGACGTTGAGACGGGCGAAACCCTCGCGCGTTTCCGACCCGATCTGCAAACCGCCTACGTCAACGACGACTGGGTATCGGCGCAGCTCCATGCCGTGCCTGACCTGACCGTGTGCTACGCGGCCCCGCCGCCGCCCCCGCCGGCGAAGAGCCGGCGCAAGGCCAAGCCGCGCCCGAGGCGCCGAGGCCAGGCGCGGATCACAGAGCTGGCGCCCGTGCCGGCCTGGAAGCGGCCCGCGGGAGTCCTCTTTGCCTGAAAGGAAGGCCCCCATGCACTCGCCTCTGTTCCTGTCCAAATGCAGACTGCTGATCCCACTCAACGCCGGCCCGGATGGGATTGTTGCGACCATGTGCGGCCCCACAGGATCAACGCTACGGATCATCGCCTCATGGGGCGGAGACTGGGACCACGTTTCGGTTTCCCTAGCCGACCGGTGCCCGACATGGGACGAAATGGCTTTTGTCAAGGAAGTGTTCTTTAGGCCGGACGAGGCTGTCATGCAGCTTCACCCGCCACGCTCTGTCTACAAGAATCTTCATCCGTTCTGCCTGCATCTTTGGCGCCCGCAGCACGAACCTATCCCGCTACCGCCACCCCGATTCGTGTAAAAGGAGACTCACCCCATGCGCTCCGCCATCGCGTACCTCGGGGCCGCCCCCGACGCCGGCCCCCTGGCCAACGACCTCGTTGACCTGGCCGAGCAGAACGCCGTGGAGATTCTTGCCACCTACGGCGACGACCAGCCACCACCACCGGACAACTACCTGCCAGGACTTTGCCGGGCCATCGCCGCGCTGCGCCCCAGCTACCTGCTCCTGGCCGAGACACCTGAGGCCCTGGCCCCGCGCGGCTCCCCGGCGGCCCAAGGCCTGGCCATCGAGCTGGCCCACCGCAAGGCGTCCGTGGCCTTCCTCAGAAATGGCTCGCATGCCTTCCCCGAAACGTCCGGGGACGTGGCAAGATGTTTGCGGGCCCTGCGGACCGGCATCAAAGAGGCAGGGAGAGAGTTCGGCTACGACCGGGCCATTGACCGCACACCCTACGGGTACGCGCGCCACCCCACGCGCCACGTCCTGATCCGCGACCCCGAGGAGCAGGCCGTCATCAGCGCCTGCATCCAGTGGCACAAGGACGGGTTGGGACTCACAGATATTGTCCGCATGCTGGAGAAAGAGGGGATACCGCCGCGCGGGAGGCGCTGGGCGGCCAACACGATCCGGCGGATCCTCAGACGGGCCGGGTGCTATCGGCGGGACGGGAACGATGGTGGCAGCCAGACAGTGGAGAAGCAAGGTTCTTGGCGCAGTCGTAGTGCTTCCGGAGGGGATAGCCGTCGCGGCCCCGCCAACGCCACGAGCGGCTTGCCGGGTGCCAGACGAGCGGAGCGTTGATCTGCGCCATCGGCGCCAAGGAGAGGTTCTCCCGATAGAGCCGCTCGAAGGCGTTCCTGTGCTCACCTTCCTCTGCTTCCTTCATTGCGTTCTCCTCACCTTGCTGCAAAAAGTGGGCACCTGCGGACGTCCGGCACGTCGGCCGTAAGTCAGCACGCGGGCAGCAGGGCCTCCTTCGACGGCTTCCAGCACAACTCCGCGATGCGGGGCTGCTCGGCAAGCTCCACGTCGAGGTAGAGCCCCGTGGACCTGTCGTAGGGCATCTCGTATCGCTTCGTGAGGGCGTAGGCCGCCACGACGACGTTATCGTTGTTGTACGCCACCCCAGCACTCAGGGCGTCGAGCACCAGGCGCGCCAGCTTGTCGAGGTCGGGGTCCTGCGCGTGGTAGTAGGGGGCGTCATCGCGGAGCCACACCGAGCCGTCCTTGAGGGGCTTCCTGTTGCTGCGGAAGTGGCTGTTCGGCCGGGGCATTACGAACTCCATCCGCGTGATGAACACGATCCCCTCGTGGCTCTGGCCCAGCTCGCGCTGGACGGCAGCACTGATCTCCGAAGCCCACCCCTTCTGGCGCTTAGCGTTGGTCTGAACGACCACCGGCCTGGCGTGGCGCGGATCGACCTTTCCGTCCGGCCCCTTGCGCCCGACCATGAAGGCCCTTGCGCTTCCCTTCGCCACGGGGAGTCCGGGGATGAAGAGACTGAGTCTTCTGGCGCTCATGCTTCGCTACTCCTGCCAGTGGTGTGTCGGATAGGACATCGATCAGCTTCTCGCGCTTGGCGATGGCAATCGCCTCGCCGATCCCCATGCGCGCGCGGCGCAGGCACAGGGCGTCGAGGGTCTCCTTCGTCGCCGGCGTGGATGTCACTTCTTCTCTCCTTTCAACGCATGCTGAAACAGGGGCATTTCGCCGGCGGGCACGGGCTGGGTGGCCCGCTCGCCGAGGACGGCGCAGCGCTTGCGGGCCACGGCCACGTAGTCGGCGCCGGCGTCGAAGCCGATGGCTCGGCGGCCCAGTTGGCGGGCGACGATGGTCGTGGTGCCCGTGCCGTTGAAGGGGTCGAGGACGGTCGCGGGGGCCGGCGGGTCGGGCTCGGGGCCGCGGCCCCAGGTGTGCAAGGGCTTGCGCTTGTGGCAGCCGCACGTCGGGCGAAAGCCGAGGGTGGAAACAGCAGTCGTGCCAGGTTTCCAAGTCTTGCTCATGTCCACCATTCCTGCCCTGTCGCCCCGTGCGGAGAATCCGCCATGCCGCGTTTCGTACTGCGGTTCAAGCGTTTTGTTCACCACCCTCTCCCACTGCTTCCCGCACTTGGGGCAGACGCCCCGTTCGCTCGTCGCGGCGCGGATGCAGCGGCGGGGGAGGCCGCTGGGGAAGGCCGCGTAGTGCGCGACCCAGGCGTCCGTCCGCTTGCACACGGGGCATTCCTGGATGCGCTTGTCGCTGCCGCAGGCGGCACAGTGCTTGGGCACGTACTCCTTGCGGCGCGGCTTCGGCCAGGGCTTGCCGCAGTCCGCGCAGTACTGGCGGATGCCGTCGCGGTCGCTGCCGAGGAAGAGCGTGTCGCAGCCCCGGCAGTAGGCCCAGTCGCACGGCTCCGGCTTGAGCGTCCAGACCGTGCGGAGATTGCGCGAACCGGTACTCTCGGCGTATTCCGTTGGCCGTGAGTTCACGCCGTCGGCTCCGGCCCTGGCCGCGCTCGCCTTGCCCCCGCGAGTCCCCGCAGGGAGGTTGCCCCTCTCCCTCACGGCCACCTGGTCCCAGAAGTAGCTCTCGCTCTTGGCGAGGAGCCATATCTGCTCGTGGTTGCGCGTGCAGCGGTCGCTCGCGCTTTCGGGCATGGCCGACTTCTTGTGCCAGATGATTTCGTTGCGCACCCACCAGCCGTCGGCGTCAAGGGCCAGGGCGAGCCGCTGGGGGATGAGGCACATGCCCTTCGGCTTGAGGTCGGGGGCGCGCTTGCCATTGGGCGTCCACGCTTGGGGATTGTTCTTCTCTGCGAAGTTGCCCGTGCCCGCCCCGCTGCCCGTCCCCGCGTACGAATCGCCGATGTTGAGGAAGCACACGCCGTCGTCGCGCAGGACGCGCCAGAGGGCGGCCCAGATCGTGCGGACGTGGCAGACGTAGCACGTGGGGCAGGGCGGCTCAGGCGGGCCGAACACGGGCTGCCACGACTGGCCGACGGGCACCCACATTTGGGCGGTGTCGTCCCAATCGAAGTCGGGCTTCTGCTCGAAGCCGAGGAGTGCGCGGCGCCCGTGCGCTCCGCAGTCGTGCAGCGGCTCGCTCCCGAAGTGGCCGCGCCACGCGCCGCACAGCCGGCAGTGCTGGCCGCCAGTGCTTTTCACTGCACACTCGGCATCGTCGCGGCGGAAACTCTCTCTCACCGCCGCCTTGTCGGCGCGGCCGGCGAAGGTGGAGTTCGCTCCCAGCCCGTCGCGGTGCTCGTTCCCGACACGGGGAAGCTCATCGCTCCACTCGTGCGGGCAGTCGCTCCGCCCGCCCCAGACGTAGGCCGTGAGGCCGGCGTAGGCCCGCAGCCCCCAGTAGGGGATGCTCGTCACCACGCAATGCACAGACTCCGCCGGCAACTCGCGCAGCAGGTCGAGGGCGTGGCCGACGCGGAGGTCGAGGAGCTCAGCCACGGGCTTTCCCCTCCGCGCGGGCGATGGCGCGGAGCAGCTTGCCCTCGGCGAGCCCCGCCTTCGTTGCCAGCCCGCACAGGCCCTCCGGCACCTCGACATGGGGCGCGAGCGCGATCATGGCGGTCTCGTACTCGCGGCGCACCTTGACGTAGCGCCGGAACGCCGCGAAGGCGCGCTTGACGGCGGGGGGAAGCGGAGCGCGCACGAAGCCCGTGCATGGCCCGCCGGTCTTGCGTTCAGGCCACGTGCAGCCAAAGCGCCCGGTGCAATCGTCACAGGTCGGCAAGGACTTCACTTCCCTTCTCCTTTGTCCAGCAGCCGCGCGTGACCTGCGGCGAGCAGCAGGGCCGCGACGGGGTGGGCGTGGTGGTAGGACCGTCCCATCGCAAAGCTATCCCAGCCCTCGCCGTTCCAGTGCACATGGAGGGACACAATGTAGCAATCCCCACGGCAGGCGAGAAGCACCCTCCACAGCAGGTCGCCGTTGACCTTGCTCTCATCGCACGTCCCGTCGGGGCGCAGGCCAGAGAGGAAGTCGGGCGCTGGGCGGTGCGCCACGGGTAGTCCGCACATGGGGCAATCGATCTGAATGCCCCCGCTCGGCTCCGGGCCGGACGCTCCGCAGCCGCACTCCCACACAGGGAATGCCGGAACGCCAATGAGCCTTGCCGCCTTCTCGTTCGCGGCGCTGCGGCCCTCGGGCCTGGTCAGGTCAAGCATCGCTCGCTCCTTCCGCCCCCTTCGGGGCAGTGGCCCTGCCTACGAGGGCCTCCAGCCGCCGCGTGATGTGCGCCCGGCGGAGTTCGTCGCACCGCAGGCACCACAGAGGCGTCCACGGCGTCCCCGCCACGTTGGGGCACTTGCCCTCGAACTCGCCGAAGCCTATGCAGCGTCGGGCCATCAGCGCTTCTCCTTTTCAGCCAGACACGCATGCCCGAATGGGTCATGGCGCTGCTCACACACGGCCTTGCCCACACGGGCCAATTCATCGCGCACCTTGCCAAGCTCGGCCCCAAGATACGCGATGCGGTCGCGCGTGTATGGGTGGCTGGCGTCCAGCGCCTTCTCCTTGAGGGCCTCGTGCTTCGCCTTGTAGTGGTCACTCAGGGCACCCATCGTCGCTCCTTTCCGCCCCCTTGGGGGCTGTGGGTTGCTCCCCGCACTTGGCCTGGGCGGCGCGGAAGGCGTCTTTGAGCGCGAGATACCGCGCGGCGTCATATTCGCCCGTGTCGCTGTAGAGCAGCACGTCGAGTGCCAGTTCCCACGCCGCCAGCATCGCCGCGACGCGGGGGGCGGGGGAGGAGGCGGCAGCATCCCAGGCGTCTATCGCGCCCAGGCAGTCGGATTGCTCGTACTCCATGTGCCCAACGGTTGCAGGCGAGATGGGGGTCACGGAATCCACAATGACCCGTAGATAGATTCCCGCCTCCCTCAGCGCCGCGCACTCGGCGGCCAGGCGGGCGCGCTCGGCCTCAAGGGCGTCGATCCGTTCTTCGGAGACATTCGCGGCATGGGCCTGGACTAGCGCCCACTGCACGCGCAGCAACACGCCCTCTGGCAGCGCCGCTATTGCCGCATCGTGCGACAAGGCCAATAGTTCATCGTTCGTCATCGGCTCCAGTTCCATCGGCTTCTCCTTCCAGCCTGCGCAGGGCCTGGTACAGCTTCCCGTGGCACATGCATGCCTGGGTGTCCATCTTACATTGCACACGTGCCTGCGCCGCCCTCACCACGGCCAGCAGGCCGGGCAGGGCGTTCGCGGAGAGGGCGAGGTACGCGGCCAACTGGGGTTGGCCCGGCAGTTGCGCCACCAACCCACCATCCTTGATCCACAGGGCAGAGAAATCATGGCGCTTCTCTAGCGGTAGCGCCCACTTCACCTTCTCCGCGGCCTTCCGCAGCTCATCGAGCTTCACGAGGCACCCCCTTTCCACGCCCTGCACCGCGCGTCGAACCGCCCCAGCGCCCGCTTCAACTCGGCCAGCTTCGCCCCCGCGCCGTAGTAGGGCAGGCTCTCCTCGCGCTCCGCCACCGCCAGCAGGTGGGCAATCGCGGCGGCGGTGTCGTTGATGCTCTGCGCGACCTTGCAGGGGGCGACGCGTTCCACAATCGCGGCGGCGGACCCTTGGATTTCAGCGATCCAGCAGTTCTGCGAGTCAACCAGTCGGATGTTTCCGGTGTGGTACTCGAAGTTTGTCGCCGCGTTGTAGGTCACGGCCACTCCGCTCGGAAAGCGCACGGTCAGCATCGCTCATTCTCCTTTCTCAAAGGCCACTCCCTGCGCCGCGCCCACGGCGGGAACGCCGCCATGTCGTGCATCACGCGCCCCGTGCCGTCGGGGCGCTCCGCCATCTGCTTGACCCACACGGCCACGCCGGCGGCGGCGCACTGCTCGACGGCGGACTCCAGCCACGTCCAGGGCGTCGGGCGGCGCCGCGGGCCGCTCTCGCAGCCGAGGACGACCCAGTGAATCTCAGGCGGCGTCTTGGCAAGACACAGGAATGCCATCGGCCCCAGCATCGGCTCGACGCTCAACATCCGCGTCGCCGCGGGCGTCGCCAGAAGGTCGGGCAGGCGCTCCTCAAGGCGCGGCTGGTTCTCCGCCGTCACGCCGTGGATGATGTTGTGGGCTGGGATGCGGCGGCCCTCGTACCGCCAGCCAACGTACCGCTTCATGCGGTAAGCCCGCTTGGTGAGGACGATGAAGGTGTGCGTGTCAACGCAGCGCTCCATGACCTCATAGGCGGAGTCGCGGTCGCAGTCGCTTACGGCAGGGTGAAAGATGTCAGACCACACGGGGAACACGGCGGGCTTGCGGCGGCGGGCGGGCACGTCGAGGCGGTCGGCGCGGAAGCGCACCGGGCCGGCCTTGCCGAAGCGCGCGGCCATGCCCGTCAGCCAGCAGTGGTCACACGCCTCAGAGACGGGCGTGCAATTCTCCACCAAGGTCCAAGGCAAGTCCCAGTACTTGCCCTTCGCTCGGTTCTTCTCGCTCGGCTCAGGCATGGTCGGCCTCCTCAAGCCGCCCCGCCGCGCACAGGTCAGAGGGTTCGAAAAGCCGCCCCGCCGCGCACAGCGCGCGGACGAGGGCGCGTGGCGTCGCGGCCTCGGCCTCGGCATCTATCGCCTCATGCCCGCAGATGGTTTCCGTCGCGTTGATGCTGATTTCCCAGCCGCGGCGCACAAGCGCCTCGATCATCTCGCCCCACCACTTCCAGCGGTCGGGCGCGTCGGCGGGGCAGGTGTAGTAGGGGGGAGGGTCGAATCGGCACTCAAAGGGCAAGTCCTCTCGCTTGCTGCCCACACCGCCCCGCGTCCACGAGGGCGGCCAGCCACCTGCCGCTCCCTCTGCGTGTACATAGTAAGGCTCCCACCCCATCGCCAGTGCCGCGGAGGCGTCCACCTGCTCCGGGGTCAGGGCGTCGAGGCGGTCGAGGGTCAGGGTTCGCATCGCTTGACCTCCTCTGTGCCCTCGGCGGCTTTCAGCGCTGCCTCGAAACTGGGAAAACGGCAACGCTTCATGAACGCCTCATCCCGGCTCGACGGGATCGGCTCCCATTCCCACTCGCCGTTGCGGGCTAGGCACCAGCCACGATTGCGCACGGCGTACAAGTCGGGGCCTTCGATTTGGCCCAACCTGTGAAGGGTCACGTCGTCGCGGCGCAGTTTGAGGGGGGCGATGGCCCATGTCGTGGGAATCCACTCACGGCGGTCGAGGGTCAGGGTCTTGCTCACGGCAGCCTCCTTATCTCGCCGGGGCGCAGGTCGCGCCCGAAGCGCTTGCGCATCCACGCCGGGCCTCGAATGTCCACCATGCCACCAGTCGGAAACCAGGTGTGGCCCCACTTGCTCAAGCCAATTACGGGCTTGTGCGTGAACACCGCGCGCTCAAGCAGGAATGGGCCTCGCCAGTTCTTTGGGGCGCGAGCCGCCCAGCGCCAGCGCGGCTTGCTCATGGCTTCGCTCCTTTCAGTAGTCGCACCCGGCGCACAGGCCACGGTGCCGCCTGTGCCGCCACTGCGAAATGGGCTTACCGCAGTCAATGCAATGAATCTCGTGCTTGCCGCCGGGGTCATCATCCCATCCCCGATGATCCTTCAGGTAGACGTGACCGCATCCCTGGCGGCAGTAGATCAGGTGCTTGCACGGCGAGTCCCCCTCGCTCGGCAGATGGTCGCGGCACACCTGGCACCACACCGTTTCGCCCTCGACGGCACCATCAAAAGGGTTGCGCCACCCGTCGATCACGAGCGGGCTGGCGAGCAGCTTGTTGCCCATCGTGAGCAGTTCCGCCGCCGTGGGGTTATGGGCCAACAGGAGTCCCTCGGCGAGCCAGATGGCGCCACGTGGAGGTACTGGGTGCGCCCAGAGGGGCGGGTTTACCACATGTTCCGACGGCCCGCCCCCACTCTTTGAGTAGTAGCACTCGCCGTAGGCTTTCGACTCGTTGAAATCGTAGGTGCTGCTTGACAGGCCCGCCTCGGGGTCGCCTGGCTTCCAGAACCGCGCGTCGCGGTGCAGACAGCGCGATTCGGTAATCACGCTGCTCGGCTTGCCGTCGAAGTACTCGATGTAGACCACGTATTCGCAGCGCCGAGTGCCATTGGCCTCAGCGTGAGCCTCGCCGTCAGGGGCGAACATCAGCGGCTCCGGGGTCAGGGCGTCTTGCCAGTACTTCGGATCGACCAAGAGCTTCAAGTCGGTGCTCACGGCTTCTTTCCTTTGGGCTGGGGCAACTCGCCCGGCTCATGCACGGGCTCGATGCCGCGGACTGTCCATTGAGACTTCATGACCTCGTGCCACTCTGCGCGGCAGTCCGTGTTGTCACAGCGGACGCGCATCAGGTAGACCTTCTCCTCGCCCTCACCGCGTTCGCCGCGTTCGCCGGCCAAGCTCGCTTGCACCGTGGCGGCGCAGCCGCAGTAGGGGCATTGAAGCATGTCGCCGTGCCACCAGCGTCGCACATATTCGTTCACGATCTTTGGCTCGAATGGCTCAGGCATGGCTCTCTCCTTCGGGCTTGGGGACGCGGCGGCGGAACGTCCCGCGCACGGTGGACACGCGCTCGCCGTCCGCGAACTCGACAACGTGCTTGCCCTTGCTGCTCACCACGAGCCGGCAAGGCTGGCCGTGGCGCTCCGGTAGAAAGTTGCGGCCAATCCAGACGTGGGACAGGCTCAGGGCCATGTCATTCCCCCTTCTCGCGCCGGAGCGCGGCGCGGGCGCGCAGCCGCTCGTCACAGAACGCCGCGATGTCGCGCAGGCAGTCCGACGCGTAATCCGTCCCCTCGATGGGCACGAACACATAGCAGCGCCATCCGGCGTAGAACTCGACGCGGCCCAAGGGGCTGTTGTGCCGGATGTTGCTCACGAGATAGATGTCGGTCTCGGCCTCCTCGCCCTCGAACTGAATGTAGCGGCACTTCTTGATGATCACGACGCACCCCCTTTCGCCGCGAAGGACAGGGCCATGTCAGTCCCCCTTGAGTCTCTTGTCCTCGCCCCCGAAGTAGACCCTGGGCTGGGTCAGGAGGCGACTCGCCAGCCGAGGGTTGCGTTCCCCAAGCTCTTGTGGCGTGAGGTTCGTGGTCGTGATGATGGGCTTGTTGGCCTCAATGCGCCCGTCCACGACCAGGTAGAGCATCTCGTCTACCCAGTCTGTGACTTTTTCCGCCCCGAGATCGTCCAGGACAAGTAGGCCAGGGCAGATGAGCTCCCGCACTGAGTCCGGTGTGTGCTTCTGCTTGAACTTCTGTCGGCAGTCGTAGAGCCACAGGGGGACCTTGACCCAGCGCGCGTCAAACGCAAAGGCAGCGACCGGACACCCGGCGTCTGCCAGAGGATTGTAACGTGTGTGGCCATACCCGAGGATGCGGCCGTAGAGGATGGCCGCGGCGGCGTGAGACTTCCCGCCTCCCGTCGGGCCGTAGAAGAAGCCGCCGCCCGCCAACAGCGCCTCCTGGAAGCGACGGTGGTCGATCTGATCAGGCCGAGCCTTGAGGAACAGGTCGGGGACGCCGACTGCGGAGAGCAGAACTTCACGCTCCGCCTCGGTCGGCCGCCTCGAGTTCTCCGAGGCGTTGTTGTCGTTCGGCATCGCCTCCTGGGCGGGATCGCTTGCTCGATCGTCCATCGGCGTAGAAGCCCTCCATAAGTTTGGGGACAGTGTTCGGCCGCGCGAACCACTCGAAGTTCGCGCGCCAGTTGCGATCGTTCTGGCCCAAGCAGAACGAGGACTGCGGGATCAGGTCGAGCGCCTTGCGCCAGTTCTCCCGCCAGAACGGAGACGTCCAGCGCGCGTGGAGCGATCGCTGGCGCTCGCTGGTCAGGCTCTTGACCTGTGACAGCGCGTGGATTTCGGCCAGGTGATTCCACGCTTCGATGATCTCGGCAGAGGGGCAGGCGGTCGTCGCGCCTCGCGGCGACAACCCCTTGGACGGGGTACACTCAGATCCTTTCGGGGTAGACTCTGGAGAAGAAGGAGACTCCGGACATGACTCTGACTCTGACTCTGACTCTCCCGGTAACGGACCGGCAACGCGGCCGGTAACATTGTGGTCACGCTTCCGGTCCCTGTATCGCTTTTGCTTGCTAGCACAGCGTTTACGCTCGCGGGTTTCCCGGTAACGCCGGCGCGAAATGATGGTAACGTTCTGGTCACGCGTTACTTCGCCGTCACAGACGCCGCGCGCGATCAACTCCTCGATGATCGCCTGCGCGGCCTCTGCTGGCAGGTGCCATACCCCTGCGAGATCTGCTACGCTAGAGCGGTAGATCCAGTTCTCCTCTCCGCTCTGCCACATTCGGCCCAGGAGATCGTGCCAGCAGCCCCACAACTCCGGGCGACCCTCCAAGAGCCGGACTTCCCCGAACCAGGCGGACCAGTACCACTGCTCGTAGGGCAGGCGCGACAGAGTGGTCGAGTACTCGTCAGCCACGGGGCTCCCCCAATCGCGTTCGACCGATGATCCGGCCCCCCCGTGGCAGACCTGAGTGGCCCGAAGTACTCAGGATCCGCCACGGGCAGGGCCGGTGGGCGGACGCCCCTAGTTGGACTTCGCTGCGGCTTGCGCGTCGTCGCAGGCCTGGGTCACCTCGTCAAGCAGGGCGGCGAGCGCCTTCTCGTCGGTGCAGGCGGAGACCGGGCCGCGCAGGCGGGTGAAGGTGAGCTTGTCGAAGTCGACGCCGAGCTTCAGCGCGTGCGGCTTGAGGCGCATGACGAGCAGGCGCAGCTCGACAGTCGTAGGCTTGACCGATTCGTTGTCCGGCGGAGCCGGCTCCGCCGGTGGCTCGGGCGCGCTGGCGGCCTTCTCGTCTGTGCTCGGCGGGCTCTGACCCTCCGCCGCCGTCTTGTCCTTCTTCCGCAGGCGCCGCTTGAGCTTGTGGGTGCGCGTGCCCTTGTCGTCTTGCTGGGTGGCGTCGGAGCCGGCTTGTGCGAGGTCGAAGAACTCCTCGCGCCGAGTCTCGCCGTCGCGGATGCCGACGTAGATTTTCCGCAGGCTGACCAGCTCCCGCTCAATGGTGGCGTCCAAGGCGTGGCCCAGGTGGCCCTCCAGCATGGTGATGGTGACGCCGAGCGTCCCGAAGCTGTCGGCCATCGCCCGCACCCTGTCGATCAGCGGTCCCGCCTGGCCCTTCGTCGCCACCGTGTGCTTGCAGGCTTGCGTCGCTTCGTCCACGATGTCGCTCGGGACCAGCGCCAGGATGCAGGACCGGACGCGCCGCTGGGCCATGTTCGCGTTGTTCTCGTAGATGTCGCGGGGGTCGGTCAGGCGGTAGCTGCCGGCCTTGGTATGCCGCTCGTGTTTGACCGAGAAGGTTCTGCTGGAATAGGCGTTGGTCTGCCGGTCCCACGCCTCCGCCTTGATCACCGTGGAGTCCCTGCGGGTCTCGACCTCAGCGAAGCCCCAGGCGATGTGCCCGAGCTCGCGGGCCAGCATCTCGGCCAGGCGGATCGAGGCACCGCCGACGAGCTCAGTGCCGCGCTTGTAGGAGTACAGGGCGTTCTCGGCCAGGCGGAGCCGGCTGCAGTTCGTCAGGATCCGCTGGCGGGCCACTTCGATGTCGCGGGGGAACCTCTGGGCCACCAGGAGGGCGGCCTGTGTTTCCGCCACGGTGCGGGCGACGGCGACGTCCACGCCGAAGGCGCCGCCCACGGAGATCGCGGGTGCGAAGGTCGGCGCGTCTTGTCGGGTAGCAGGAAGCGATTCCGGGTCCTGCCCCTGAGGTGTGTTTATCTTCTCTGCCATAGGTCACTGTCCTTCTGTTGGTTGTCTCGAACTGCCGGCGGCGGACACGTCCGAGGGATCCAAGCAGTGGGCCTCGTAACGGCCGCCGCCGGCACACAGATCAGTCTTGCGCCTGGGCCTGCGGCTCCTTCTCATCGAACAGCCCTGGATGGTCGCTGTCCGACTCGCCGCCCCTGCACGGCTCGAAGTGCGCCTCGGCTGGCTGTCCGGGCGTGTCCACGACGCGCATGAACTCCTGGTCGAAGCTCTTCCCGCAGTGAGGGCAGATGATTGCCTCCAGCAGGTGCTTCTTGGCCTGCTTGCCCTGCTTGCCCTTCTTGCCTTCCTTGCCCATACGCGACTCCTTTCGTTCTCCCCGTTACGTTGCCCACCGCGGCAGGAAGCGCCGGCTCCCCGGCTTGGTGGTGGTGTGACTCGCGTGAATCTCCGTGATGATCTGATCTGCTCGATCTTTGTCACCGATGCGGATCGCCAGTTCCCTGCCGAGTTCTGCAATCACGGCGTCCTTGTCGACGGCAGTCGAGTCCTTGCTCGACTTCCAGGTGATCCGGCCGAAGGGGCCAATCAGGCCTTCCGTCTGGCCCATCGCCACCATGAGCTTGCTCTTAAGCGCGTCGTGTTTCTCCTTGCCCTCGTCGAGGAGGATCGCCGCCTGCCGCAGAGCCTCGGCCACCACGCACTCGTCGGCGGTCGCCGTGCGGATCTCCGCGATGCTCTTGGGGTAGAGCCTCCGGATCATCTGCTGGGTCTGCTCGCTGCCGCCCGGGTCGGGCGCAACCCCGCCGAGCACATGCCTTGCCCAGAAGTTCGCCGCGACCGTCATCATGATCTCGGCGAGTTCCTTGTCGGCCGTCAGGGTGTATTCCCGGTACTCCTGGCCGCCCAGGAGCGCGGCCACGTCCCAGGTCTGGAGTCCCGTCAGGATCATGTACCACTGGCATTGCAGCAGATACTCCTCCGGGATCTCGTCGCCCGACTCACCCCAGAAGCGGGCGGCGCGGAGCCCGGCGGTCTTGACCTCGACGCCACGGTGGGGCCCGCGGGCCTGGTGATCCTCGCTGTCGTACACCAGGCCGTCCGGGGTACCGACGATGTAGGGGATGCTCTTGTGGCGCAGGTGGCCCGGCTTGTCGAGGAACCAGCCGGGATGCTGCCGGCAGTAGAAGTGCCCGACGACGGGCTCGAGGATGATGCCCCAGGTCATGGCGTCGTTGGGCGGCTCCTCGGGCGGCGCCTGGCCCAAGAGCTTGGCCCAGACGTCGAAGGCGGACTTCCACTTGCTGACGCCCAGGACGGCGGCGATGTCGCTGCCGCCGATCCCGTCACGCACGAGATGCATGTCACACTCCTTTCCGCCCTCCGTATGGCCAAAGGTCTTACCCTACCAGCACCGGGCAGCTAGCTACGAAACGTCCCCGCAGATTGATTCTCCCTATCGGCTCGTGTCGGGAGATGCGCTCTCCGTGGTCTCTGATCACGACTCAGCGGTAAAGGTCCGCCTCTCCGCAAGGAACTTCTCCAGGTCCCCTCGCCAGTAGGCCAAGTGACGCGAGTCGAGCTTCACCCAAGGGAGCCCGTCCAGCCGCCACTGGTACAACGTCGTCCGCTTGACCCCGAGTGCCGCCAGGAGGGCAGGCTCGGGGATCAAGTGTTCCCACGTTCGCGCGGTTTCGTTCACAGAGAAACTCCTCCAATGCTTCGATGCAATAGTCCCCGGGCAGGGTAGGCTCGCCGTCCCAATCCCCGGGGATGAAGAGGAACTCTTCGGCGGCCGCTTTGGGCCTGCTACCCCGTCGTTGCTGCTTGAGGAAGGGCAGCTCTTCCGGCAGAGGCTCCGCGTCGAGGCGGACGCCGGCCAGCCGGGCGTACAGCTCACCCTCCAACTCGCGGACCCGCGAGACGATGATCGTCAACCAGCAATCGGGGTACATTGCTTCCATCTCTGGCCGTGGCAGGTGGCCGAACGCGCGGGAGAGCCACTTCATGGCTCGCCGCCGCGGCACGCTGCCAGAGACGGCATCCGATGGCCCGAGAGCATCCTGATCGCGGAGGGCGGCAAGCATCTGCCGGACCCGCACAGGATAGATGGGCTCGCGGTTCACGTCGATGTGCCCTCGGTGCAGCCGTTCCCCGGGCGGCGTGGAAGGTTGAACTTGCGGCAAAGGCCGATGTCTCCCCGGTACTGGAGGCAGGTGCGGCACTGGGTCATGCCGCTGCGGAGCTTCCGCTGGAGCTTCACGCGGGGTCTCCCTGGAGCTCGCCGCTGGCCCACCATTGCTTGAAGCTGGCCGCGTCAATGCAGGCCGCAGCCTGCGGAGCCTTGGCGGCCAGACGGAACCGGAACTGCTTGACCGTGTGGCCGTCCACGGTGACAGTGGCAGGCACACGGACCAAACGGCGGATCGTGTCGATCCCTCGGCCGTCCGCGTAGTCGCCCGCCTCCCGGAAGGTCCATTCGTCGTGGAGACGGTAATCGGGCCTGAGAGTCCGTTGCGTCAAAGCCATTGGTCTGCGACTCCTCATTCTGTGACAGGCTGCAAGAATCTACTTGCATTCGCGGGCCGTTGGTGTATAATGATTATACAGCAAACGTTTGCAATGTCAAGAGCCAAATTGCAAATCGTTCGCAGGAGGCCCGAAACATGAGCATCCACAAGCTCGACCTGAGACACAACCCCATCCCGGAGGGGAGCACTCGGCAGGCGGCCACCCGCCGCACCCGGGGCGAGCAGCACTACCTGTTCGAGTTCCGCTACAACGCCCCCCCTGACGCCACCGGCAAGCGCCGGCAGTGCCGCACCCGCGTCTGGTTGCCCGACTGGACGGCGGCCGAGGCGCTGGAGCGCGAGCTGCGCGGCGAGGAACCCATGGACCTTTTGGCCTGGAACGAGGCGTGGGAGAAGTTCTTCGCCGCCCACCAGTCCAAGCGCAGCGAGGGCCACCTGGAGAACATGGCCCGGGACGTGCGCAGCCTCGTCGGATTCCTCGGGAACCTGCCCATCGAGCAGACGCCCCTCGCCCGCTACACCGACTGGCTCCGCTGGCGCGAGGCCCAGGCCTCGGGCCGCACCGCCCAACTCGCCCGGACCCACACCCTCAAGATGGCCCGCTGGACGCGCAGCCACGGCCTCGTAGAGAGCCTGCCCTTCGAGAATGCCCCAGTGCCAGAGGCCACGCCCCAACGTCGCACAGCGGCCACGCCAGAGGGCTTCCTGCGGCTTCTGGCAGCCCTACCGTCCTCGATGGCTCCGCTCTGGAAGGCCCTCGGCTACACGGGCGCCCGGATTTCAGGGATGGCCGCGCTCCAAGAAACCGACGTCGGGCCGTCCTACCTGACCGTGACGACGAAGCGGGGCAAGCGGGTGAGCTATCTACTCCTGCCCCCTGTCGCAGAGGCGGTCGAGGAGGCCCGGCGGTGGAAGCGGTACCACGGCCATGAGGGGAGCAAGTGGGTCTTCCTCAACTCGAAGGGCAGCAAGTGGAGCCACCAGGCATTCGACAAGGCCCTGGCCACCATCCACGAGCGCCACCCCTATCTGCCACGGATCACCCCGCACCAACTCCGCCACATGTTCGCCACTCTGGCGGCCGCGGCAAACTTCTCGCCCGACATGATCCAGGCCGGGCTGGGACACGACGACCGGCGGAGCGCCGAGAGCTACATTCACCATACCCAGGCGATGGGGGACACCGTGGCCGCGACCGTGGGGCAGATCCTCGAGCAGAGCCGGCAGCGCCGACTGGCCCCAACCGGCACCCTCGCGCTTCCCGAACCGAAGTAGAGAAAGGAGAAGGACTTACGATGGCAACTGACACACGCGCGACACTTGACCGCATCGCTGATCTGCTCGGACGAATCACCCATACCCGAGTAGGACATTGTGGAACTATGGGAGAAGTCTACTGCCCGCTGCTAGCAAGGCGCGAGATCGACTCCGTGCTGGCAGATGTCAAGAGCCTTCTCACATCGCTTCAAGCGCCTGCCGGCCCCTCTGAGTCTCCCGCTGCTCCAGCCTCTGACGGAGCCGCTCCCGAAGCTGAGGAGTCCGAGCCCGAGAGGTCATCCGACTGACGATCTGCCGTCGCTTGTACTCGGCCGCCATGCCCGTCTCGGTCAAGAAGCGCTGGCGCCGCTCCTGGTACGCCTGCATGGCTGCCTCGAACCGGCTCCGGCCCTTCTCGTCCAGCCGCTCCAAGACCTTCTGCCGCCCCTTCGCCGTCATCGTCGGCGGGTAGGGCGCCTCGTCCGCGATCGCCTGGGCCACTCGAGTCCTGGCCTCCGAGAACGTCAAGTCCTCTCGGTCGAGCAGGTACAGGATCGTGGCCTTGTAGGCAGCCTTCCAGTCGCCCGGGTCGTCAGACCAGAAGCTCGACCGCAGGGCCCGCAGGTAGGGCGTCCGCTCGGTCCGCTCGATCTCCATGCCACCCCGCGAGAATACCCCCTCCCGGATGCCGATCGTGCGGAACTGCGCCCGCACGAGCTTGTGCCGCAACTGGTCCTTGCTGCCATGCGCCTCCAGCACTTGTACCACGTCTCGGTAGAGTCCCATACTCCGCATCCCAATGTCGTGCCCTGCCTGCCGAGCCGTCAGCTTCCCGCCCGCCAAGTCGAACATGTCCCGGGTCAGTTCCGTCGCCGCGTCGACGACGACGATCCCGGCGGCGTCCTTCCACCCACGGCCGCCCGACTCGAGGGCCTTGCTGGCGAAACTCGCACCCTCGACGGCCAGGAGGTTGTCGAGCATGCGGCGGGCTGTCGTCGCGTCCGCTGCCGGGTGCTCGCGCTTGAACAGGGCGTGGTAGAGGGCATAGAGTCCTTCGCCGGCCACCACGCCCCCGACCACGTACCGCGCCAGAGGCAGCACGTCGCCCTGCTTGACGAGGGGCTGGACGACGTTCCGGACGTCGTTCACCAAGCCGGCATAGGCCATCCGATAGAACACGCTCCCTGCCCGGCCGACCTCGGTTGTGGCAGGAAGCGGCAGGGTGCGCGGGGTGGTCACGCCCTGAGTGCCCGCCGCCGACCAGTAGGCCACCTTCTCGAACAGCTTGCGGAACGGAGTGTAGGCGTCTCCGATGGTGCGGAAACTCGCCTTGCGCGTGAGGGCAACGTCGTGGAGCCGCTTGAGCGCTCCGATCTCCTTCGGGGTCAGGTTGATGATGTTCTCCAGGAAGTGCTGGGCGCGACCTGCCGCCTTGCTCCCAGGCCTGGCCTTGCCGAGCGCGACCAGGCTCTGGCCCAACCTGTGCATCCCGGCCTCGGCGGCCGTGCCGCGCAGGATGCTCTCGCCCACCCGATACCACGGGGAGAGCTTGCTGCCGAGCTTCCCGAAGGCCGACTCGATGACGTGGGCGCCTGCCTGAATGGCCCCAGCCCGCTGTGCCAGGCTCATTTCCGGCGCCTTGCCTTGCAGTCGCAGGCCCAGGTTCCGTGCCGCCTGCTTGCCCGCTGCGAAGGCACCCGCTACCAGGGACCGCCCCCCCAACGCGCTGTACGTCCGGTGGAGGCCGATGGCGACGTTCTTCGCCAGGGCCGTCTTGGCCGAACTCATGATGCTCCACGCGGCACCGCGGGCTACCTTGCCGACGAGACGCCCCGCAGGGCTCGACCCCTCCATGCCCATCTGCCGCACGATGGACGTGTACGCCGACCGCGCGGTGTCACTACCCTGCTCGGCCGCGACTCGCTTCAAGGCGGGGATCAGATGCTCGAGCTTCTGGCCGAAGTACTTGGTCCCGGCGATCATCTTGGAGTAGCCGAAAGCCATATCCTGGGCCAACTTGCTCCAGGTGTAGGCGTAGGCGTTCGGCAGGAGGTCGAGGCGCCGCTGCTCGAAGCCGCCCCAGTGAATGCGCCGGGTCTGGCCCGTCACGCCGGGCGCCTCCTGGATCATCTTGGAGACGTCCGCCCAGGACGGCGCCTGGCCCGTCTGCTCCATGGCGGAGATCGCCAGCATGTTGCGGGCCACCTTGAGGGTCTTCGCCTGACCGGAGTCTACCAGGTGTTTCAGGTTCCCCTCATAGATGGGGCCCCGCCCCCGCATGATCTCCCGGGTGAACTGCGGATCCCAGGCTCGCCGCCAGTAGTCCTCGATCTTCATGTCGGCCAACGGCACCCACTTGGCCTTGCCTTTGGGAAGCTCGACGCGGACCCGCACACCGAGATCCGCCGCCTGCTTGAAGTGCCTGTTGAGGAGGGCCTTCATCTCGCCCGCGGCCGCCCTCGCCTCAGGGTTCAGGAGGACGCTTTCGGGGGCTCGACTGCGGAACTTCGGGTCGAGGAAGGCGCCCATGTGGTCGAACTCCGCCCGGCTCAGGCGGTGCCGAATGCGGATCGCCTCGGCCTGGTGCGCGAACTTCTCGGCGATGCTCGCGCCCTCCTGCTCGTAGTTGCGCATGGCCGACCGGACGCGCTTGCCTCCGATGGTCTTGCCGAGCTCGATGTCGGGGGAGAGGAACATCTGACGCATCGCGGAACCCGCCTTCGTCACCTTCGCGCCCACGCGCTCGTGGTGGATCTTCTTCCGCACGGCGTCCATGACCTGCTCGGCCTTCTCCCGAGTCTTCCGCATCCTGTCCAGGACGGCTTTCGGGATGGGCGAGCCCGCCGCCTCCCCGAGAGGCTTGCCGCCAGCTTTCGGCTCCCCGAAGGTCGCGCCCTTCCGGGCTACCACGCCAAACGCCTTGCCGAAGCGCTCCGCGGTCGTCGCCGCCGCAGGGTCCAGCAGGGACGGGCCGGCCGTGAACTGCTTGACCGCGCTCCGGAACTTCGCCGGCGAGGTCGCCAGCTTGTCGAAGGCATCCAGCATCATCCTCGCCTCGGGCCTCAAGGTGCGAGTTGTCTTCTCCCCGAACATCGCCGGCTGGTTCAGGTAGTCGTTGATCGTCTTGCTGTTGAACGGCTGGCCCGAGGCTTCGATCTCCGTGCGGAGAGTCATCGCCTCCTTGATCCACGGGACGAGGTTGGCCGGCCCCTTGACCTTGATGCCCCGAATCAGTTGGGGTAGCGCCTCCAGCATCGCGTTGCGCCACGAGGCGGGGAGCGCCTCGACCGTCTGCGGCGGGACGAGCTTCACCAGGGCCACGTTCGTCGCAAGCTCTTTCCCCAACGTGGTCAGGTTCTCGCCGTCGAAGAACTCCGTAAGCCGCTGAGGCGCGACCTTCGCCACCGCCTGCCGGAAGGCCGTCTTGAACTCCGAAGCTTGTGGCCCGGTCAGGGCGTCGGCAACCGTCGCGTTCTCAGGCACATTGGCCCGCTGAAGAATCCTGTCAGGGATGAGTGAGCTGTACGTCTGCGCCACGCGGTAGATGTTCTGCGCCGTGATCGTCGAGACATTGCCCTCGGCGGCGAAGGCGGCCGACTGTGGAGTCCCCTCCTTGACCCCTTTGACCACGCGGACGAGCTCGATCCGCCCGAACTTCTTGCGGGCCGCGGCCACCTGCTCCGGTGTGAAGCCGAAATCCCCGGCAAGCTGGTCGAGCGCCTTGTCGTAGACCGCTCCCTTGCCCCGCATGTCCAGGGTCCGCTTCGCCAACGTCCGCTTCGTCCCGTTCAGCACGACGCCCGACTCGCTCACGATTGGCACACCCGAGTCGGCGCTGGGACTCGTGTTCAGCATGATGCTCATGGCTGAGGGATCGCGCTCGAACTTCGTCCGAAGGTCCGCTACCTGCTTCGCTTCCTCGGGAGCCGTGTAGTCCCGAGGCTGGTCGAGCTTGCTCTTGAACTTCGGGTTCTCAACGAACCGCTTTATGCCTTCGGGGTTGTGCGAGAGGGTGATGGAGTCAGCAGACACCAGGGCATACTCGCCCTCATAGTTGCCAGCCGAAGTTCGCATGGTCTGCTTCTTGCCTCGCACGACCCGTTCCTCTGGCAAGGCACCCTCGACTGGTGCAGCGCTCGGAGCCACGCGAGGAGCCGGGGGAGCCGCGGCCCGGACCCGCCGGCGCATCTCCTTCGCGGCCGAGTTGATCGCCTTGACGTCCCGATCCGTCAGATTCCCGGCCTTCGCCCTCGCCTCGACTTCGGACCAGAGCGCGGACTTCGCCTGTGCGCCACGCTCCAGCGACGCTCGGTGCGCCGGATCCTTGACCTGATCGTAGGTGCCCGTCCTGGTGCGGTCCAGCCAATGCTCACGGAGCTTCGTCACACGCTCTTGCAGGTAGGGCTCGGTCGGGCCGATCGGCTTCGGCGGGGCCGCCGGAGGAGGCGGTGCAGCCGGAGCTTGCTTCTGCCCGAATGGGAGTTGACCCGCTGGCGCTGGCGCCTTGCCCTGCCGCTTGGCGACAGCTTCTGCTGTGGCCTGCCTGACAACTTGCCGGGCACCCTCGATGCCGGCTGCACGGGCTTCCCCCGCAGCGGGGGTAGGGGGGAGAGGTGGGGGCGCAGGTGCCGGCGCCGGCGGCGGTGGCGGCTCAACACGGCCCGTCACTTGTCGCTCCAACGGTCCCGCCGCTTCCCCTCGCAGGTACGTCAACGCGCGTTCGACGACCGCAGGCCGGGCCTGCCGCTGGGCCTCCAGCCATCGCTCGACGTTGAAGGACCGATCGACCGCGCTACGATACTGCGCCTCTCGGATGAGGGAGGCCACTTCGGCATCGGGAGGTGTCGGCTGTGCTACGCGAAGCTCTGCCGCCCGGCGCAGGTTCGCCTCCCGTCCCTGCTCCGCGCGGGCTTGCCTGCCCTGGACCTCCTCGACTGCCCGGCCCTTCCGCGTCCCGCGCAGGGCCACGTCTGCCTCTTTCGACAGTTTGGCGTTCCGCTCCCACTCGGCGATCTTGGCCCGGGCCGAGACAAGATTCTCCGCGAGCGCCTTGTTCCGCTCGACCATCTTGACGTGCTCGGGATGCGTGCTTTCCCGGGGAGGCTCGATGCCCTGGGCCTTCATGCGCTCAATGGTCGCCTGCTCCAGCGCCCCCTTCTCCTTGGCCCATGCCTCAGGCGTCAGCTTCTCCTGGCCCCGTTCACGCCACAGCTTACCCTCACGGGCCGCCTCCCGCTGCTGCCCGGCTCCCAGGTGGGACTCAGCCAGCATGAGCTTCCGGAAGTGCCGCATCTCATCACCCATGACCTCGAGGATCTTCGCCGGACGCTGATCGCCCAGGCGGGCGTCCACCTCGATCGTGATCCCCAAGCCGCCACCCTTCGCGCGCGTCGGCCGCGTCGTCGCCCAGGCTCTCGCTCGCTCCACAAGTCCTTCTACCACGTTCACCTGCGCGTTCTTCGGCAGCGCGGGATATGCCTTTGCGATCTGCCGGTAGGCGTGCAGGATGTTCCCCTGCTGTTGAGCTGTGCCGCCCTGGTACTGGATTGGCTCCATGCCCTCGGCGAGAGGCTTGACTTTCCCGCCGCTCCGGGCCGCAGCCTCCTTGATGAACTGGGCGACCTTGGTTCGTTCACCCCGGACCTGCCCGACGTGGCCGATGGCAGCCCACAGCGCACCCATCGCCGCTTCACGCGGGAGCCCCTTGAGCGATTCAACCGCAGCCTCTCCGAGTGGCTGACCCTTGTGCCAGCGCTGGGCCGTCTCACCGAGCATGCCCATCCCGCCCATCGCCACGGGATGCCGCCACATGGCACTGCCGAGGCCGGTCCATGGAGTGATCGTCTTGCCCGCGGCCCGCGCCGCCTCCCGGCCGCGACCTGCCCAGGGCAAGAGCGCCGCGGTCGCAAGTCCCGTGCCCGCGCCGATTGCCGCCTGGCCCCCCCATTCTCCAACCGTATCGCCGCGCGCGCCC